TCTATTTGGTGTTTTGATGCAAACTTCTAATCTATCTGCTGACCAAGCAGAGAAACTTGCCGAAGGAACTTTCCAACTAGCAAGACAAGCTGGAGTTGCTCCAACTGCTGTAATGAAAGATATTGCTAACTCGTCAGAGGTTGTAGCTACTTTTACAAAGGATGGTGGTGACAACATAGCTAAAGCAGCTGTTCAAGCTAGAGCATTGGGTGTTGGGTTAGAAACTACTGCTAAAATAGCAGAGGGTTTATTAGATTTTGAAAGTTCCATAAGTAAAGAGGTTGAAGCTTCCGTATTGATAGGAAAACAACTTAA